ACCAATTGATACATATAAGAAAGACGTAGACGAGATTTGTTCTCAGGAGTTGCAACATGATTGGGATAGTTTACGGAATGATATCACAACCCACGGTCTCAGGCACTCAACATTGTCTGCACAGATGCCATCGGAGAGCAGTTCCGTTGTGTGCAATGCCACAAACGGAATCGAACCACCTAGAGATTACTTGTCCATTAAAAAATCAAAGAAAGGACCGCTTAAGCAGGTTGTTCCACAATACAATTCTTTAAAAAATAATTACACACTTTTATGGGAAATGCCTAACAATAGAGGATACATAAATGTAGTGTCTGTGATGCAGAAATTTTTTGATCAAGCCATATCTGGTAATTGGAGTTATAATCCAGAGAACTATGATGATAATGAAGTCCCTGTGAGTGTCATGGCACAAGACTTTTTAACTACATATAAGTATGGTTGGAAAACATCATACTATCAAAATACTCATGATATGAAGAGTGATGAAAATGAAGAAGATAAATCTAATTTAGAAAGTTTGATGTCCGAATTAGAAAATGCTAAAGAAGAGGAGTGTGAGTCCTGTGCAATCTGAAGTTAAAGGTATGACCGTCTTCAATACTGAAGAGGTCAACACTAAAAAGCAACCTATGTTTTTTGGGAAACCATTAGGTGTTCAACGTTATGATAATTTTAAATATCCTGCTTTTGAAAATTTAACTAAACAACAATTAGGATATTTTTGGAGACCAGAAGAGGTATCTTTACAGAAAGATCGTGGAGACTATCAAACGTTACGTCCAGAACAAAAGCACATCTATACAAGTAACCTTAAATACCAGATCATGTTGGATTCGGTACAAGGTCGTGCTCCTGGTATGGCTTTCCTTCCATACTGCTCATTACCTGAGCTTGAAGCATGTATGGAAGTTTGGTCATTTATGGAAATGATCCATAGTAGATCATATACCTATGTAATTAAGAATGTATATTCAGACCCATCAGAAGTATTTGATACTATAATTAAGGAACCAAAGATATTGGAACGTGCTGCTAGTGTCACTGGATCATATGATGAATTTATTAACTATGCACAGGAATGGGCGAGTGGTAATTTATGGAGGAAGGATTCTAAAGGATCTCCATCAGAAGAATGGACACGTAAAGATTTAAAGAAACATCTCTATAGGGCAGTAACAAATGTCAACATCCTTGAGGGTATACGCTTTTATGTTAGTTTTGCTTGCAGTTTTGCATTTGGTGAACTTAAACTTATGGAAGGGTCAGCTAAGATTATATCCCTTATTGCACGAGACGAGAACCAACACCTCGCACTGACTCAGAATATAATTAACAATTGGAGAAAGGGAGATGATCCTGATATGGTAGAGATTGTAAAGGAAGAGGAGGAGTGGACTTATCAAATGTTTGATAAGTGTGTGAATGAGGAAAAGAAATGGGCAGAGTATTTGTTTAAGGATGGATCAATGATTGGTCTGAATGATAAACTTTTATATCAGTATGTTGAATGGGTTGCAAATCGTAGACTTAGATCTATAGGTTTGAAACCACAGTATGATATACCTGCTAAGAACAATCCATTACCTTGGACAGAGCATTGGATCAGTTCTAAGGGTCTACAGGTAGCACCACAAGAGACTGAAGTTGAGTCATATGTGGTTGGTGGCATCAAACAAGATGTTAAAAAGGACACATTTAGTGGATTTAAATTGTAGTTTGTAGTTAAATATAGTATGTCAGGTTGGATTTTTTTCTTATGAACATTCCATTACTTTCAAGAAAATATCCAAGTTGTTCTTGGCCAAATAACTTATACAGAACGTACATGAACGGAAGACTTAAAAAAGTAGATATGGAATCACGTCTCCTCAATATAAAGAAGGGGATTGATGAGAAGGTTTGGTATCCTGAATGGACATCAAAGGAAAGGTGGGCAGCACAACAAGCATTAAATAACGCATTAGATATTCTTGACGAATTTGATTACTAAATAAAATGAATATAAAATTTATGCAATGGTTGAAGTTGGAGTTTATGAAAACCCCTGGTTATATGAGGGTAAACATTTCACTTCTGACGATATTGATGATTTCTTCGGTTTCGTCTACTGTATTACAAATATTCAGAATGGGAGAGAATACATTGGACGTAAATACTTCTGGAAGTTTAGAACGCCTAAAGGAAAGAAACGAAAACAACTCTTTGTCCACGGAGTGCTTACAGAACAACTTGACGACGGAACACCGAAGTACTACAATAGTAACATCCTCTCAAGATACTTCCGAAAAGATTATTATGGAACTGGACAAAACTGATCAGGTTGTAGCACATGTAAGAGAATGGTCTATAGAGAAAGTCGATTCTGATATACCTATGGAGAATGCTCGTGCAATTTATGAAGAGTTTGAAGAATGGATTGAACTTGATGAAGAGAAGGGGTCACTAGATATCATATCATTAGAACCATTTGATGACCAAAGTTAGTATTGTTGGTGGTGGAAATGGTGGATGTTTTACTGCTTTATTTTTATCTTGGTTTGAAAAGGATTTAGAAGTAGAGTTAATATACAATCCAGAAATTCTACCAGAAAGAGTAGGTCAAGCTACTACATTGGAACCTCCTTCTATGTTGTGGGGTTCCACTAGATTTAATTGGTATAATAATCCTATACATGCTACCTTTAAAAGTGGTATATTGTATGAGGGGTTTGGTAAATATAATGAAAAATTATTTCATGACTTTCCTGCAAGTAATATGGCAATGCATTATTGTCCGTGGGAACTACAATCATTTATTTTAAAGTCTGGTCATTTTAAAGTAACAGAAAGTAATGTATTAGATCCAAATAAAGTAGATGCTGACTATGTTTTTGATTGTAGGGGAAGACCTGATGATTATACTGACTATGATGAGTTAGTTAATCCTATTAATGCTTGTTTATTAGGTAAACCAAATTGGGATACTACTAAAGCATTGTGGAGTCGTCATGTTGCCACACCTGATGGGTGGACATTTGTAATACCTACGCATGAAGATTCTCCATCACACGATTATTGTGTGGGATATTGTTATAATAGTGGTATAACTTCTAAGTTAGAAGCACAAAAGAATTTTTTAGAAATGTTTGATGTTGAGTTGTTACATCAGGTTGATTTTAAAAATTATTTTGCTAAGAATCCCATAGTAGATGATAGAATAATTTTAAATGGTAATAGATTATTCTTTTTAGAACCTCTTGAATCATCTTCAACACATACTTATGTACGATGGGCAAGATGTGTTAGAGACTATATAATAAATAAAAATAATCCAGAAATAAAGAAGGCTTGTAATCAGGTTAGAGACTATATCAAGCAAGTTCAAAATTTTGTTTTGTGGCATTACCAATTTGGATCGCAATATAATACTCCATTTTGGGACTATGCAAAAACTTTAAAGATTGATGATGAGGGATTTGATTCAATGTTGGAGTATGTTAAGAAAGTAGATAAACATCAAATTATTCCTACCTCCTTTGGAGGATCAACGAATAATGCTTGTTTATATGGACAATGGCCAGCATATTCTTTTAAATTATGGTATGAAGGTATGACAAAGAGAGAAGAAAAATGATTGTAGTAAGATGTAAACAGTGTAATACTGAGGTAAAAAGTGATTCACAATCCAAAAGTTGTGGATGTCCTAACATGCTAACTGTTACTGGGGATACATTCACCGCAGTTGACCTAACTAGTATTGTAGTGGTAAGATCTAATCAGAGTAAGGAAAGAGATGGTCTTACTTCACAGGATCTTGCTTGGCAAGAACAACGACGTAAAAGAAAAATACGTAAATTAGATTTTGAGGTTCGATGACCGAAGACAAAATCAAACAAATCTGCTATACTAAAGAAGAAGTAGACTCGATGATTGCTTTCGCTGTAGAAGAGGCACGTAGAATTGACGAAGCCTCAATGGCAAAGCATAATAGAGAAGCAACTATCATTAGTATGATTTTGGGGTTCACTACCCTAGCATTGTTTGTTGATGGGTTGCTTAGAATATTGGGAATCATTCCTCCCTTTATGCACATCGATGTCAACATCTTAGATAAGATTGCTGATAGGGTTGAAAATGATGTTGTAGATAAAGTGAGACAAATACCAATTAAGAGATTACTTAATCGATGATTGACACCTCACCTAGTTCTATTAGAGTATTTGTAATAATAATATTGGGTATGATATGGTTTGCACTTTTGGTTGACAATTTTACTAATGGAGATGAATCGTAATGGCAATTTACAATGAATGTAAGATCGTGATCAATCTTAACCAACTGGTTAAGGCACGACCATGTGGAGTTGATTTAGATGATGAACATGTAGATAATATTGCAAATGATCTTCGTAAGAGAATGACATTTGATTCTTTGTTTGGTCAAGTAGATCAAACTATTTGGGACTATGCAGAAGATGCTGGTA